CAGGTTTTTACTAGTTGACTTTTATGGCAAATTTGATTACTCTTGAAGAATACAAAGAAGCTGAGGGCATTAGCAATCCCAAGGAGGACTTGCGGATTAATGCTTTGATCCCGTCTGTGAGTCAATTAGTAAAAACCTATTGTGGCAATAGCATTATTGATCACTATTCTACAAACAAAACAGAAACTTTCAACATTGATTGGAATACTCACATTCTTCAGTTGACTGAAAGTCCTGTAAATACAATTGTGAGCGTTGAAGAGCGTCCCTCTTATCAGGATGATTATGTAACACTGACAACTGCAAATTACGATTATTACTTTGATGCCACTACTGATAGCATTCTTCGTACAAATTCTTCAGGCGGGTATAACTCTTGGCGTAAAGGTGTTGCAGCAGCCCGAGTAGTTTATACTGCTGGCTACGAAAGTACTCCAGAAGATTTAAAACTTGCTGTATTTGATTTGATTACTTATTATCTAAAAGACGAATACAAAGAGCGCCGTACTCTTGGGGGTGCAAGTATTCAGAATCAAACGAGTACAACTCAACGTGATAATGTGGCATTTCCTGATCACATTAAGAGGGTTTTAGACCTATATAAAAACTTCTAATGAGCCTTAGTGATCAAAAAAGATTTTTGAAACGATTCGAGGAGGGGCTCGCGAGAAGCTCCTCAGTATACAGAAAGACACAGGCAGACAGACAGCATCATACTTTTGTAGTTAGCTCCGCCGCGCTTACTAGAGGTATTCGTGACACTTTAGCAAGAGAGCTGGCAGGAAATAAAGATGCGAAAAAAATAATTTCTAGTATCTTATCTGCCCTTAAAAAAGATATAGATAATACTGTAAAAACTATAGGAGCAAGAACTCGTACAAGAATTGAGAATAATAGTATAATTGTTGGAAAAGTGTTAAAAGATACCAACACTCAATTTGTAGCTTGGTTTAGCGCCACACAAGATGAGAGAGGCGAATTTAGAAATATTTTTAAGCAAGTATATAGAAGTTACGATAAAATTCTTGATGAGTTTGCAAAAAGAATTTCATCAGTAAGCGAGCAAATAGCTGGTAAATCCTTCGGAGATAAAGCAAGAAATTACTTCAACCTTGAGCATGGGGAATTTCAAGGGGTAGCAGAATCTTTAGCAAAAGATGCATTGATAGATGCACTTGCTGAAACTAGCTCTATTGAAGAACGAGATGTATTAAATTGGCTAAAACAAAGCAATATTGATACACGAATAATCAGAGACGGTAAAACAGACAGAATGTTTGTTTTTATTGGCTCAAAATTCGGAAACCTAGAAGAAGCTTTCGCTACAAAAAGTCGTAGTAAAAATTTAAAAGATCTAGTAAGAGACGCAAGAAGGCAAGTCGAAGAAAATGGAATAAGAATACTTAATTTACCTGGCTCTGACAGTTTTGTAGATTTAAAAAGAAAAAAGCTACTAAAAAAAGTAGCAAGTGAGTTTAAAAAAGTCAAAGGCGTAAAAGTAGTAATAGCTGAAAATTTAAAGTCGCGCGCTAGTAAAACTTCTGTAGAAACAGAAAATTCAAGAAAATCTTCGGGCACAGCAGGCGCTTTAACAAAAGGCAGGGCTGCTCCTCGAAGAAAGCGAAGGGTAAAAAAAGGCGTTGCCTCCTCTCCCTTACAGTTAATAGCTCTTATAAATAAGAAACTTCCAGAAACAGTTGCTAAAAATATGGTGCCCCCTAGGCTTCAGTACCAAAGTGGAAGATTCGCAAGCAGTGTTAGGGTTACAGATGTTGCAACTACTGCAAAAGGGTTTCCAAGTTTTGGATATACTTACCAAAAGTTTCCTTACCAGACCTTTGAGCCTGGTTATGCACAAGGAAGTGTTGAGAGAGACCCTAGAACTTTAATTGCTTCTTCTATTAGAGAAATTGCAGCAGAACTTGCAATTGGAAGATTTTACACTCGGAGAGTATAATGGCAGCAAGAGACTATACTTCAAGGCGATTAAATATTGTAGAAGCTCTTGTTAGTAAACTCAAAACTATTAATGGGTCTGGACAGTTTTTAACCGATGTTAATGAAAATGTTCATCCTCGGCTAAAGTTTTGGGATGAAGTAGAAGAATTCCCCGCACTTCATTTAAATGCGGGAGCAGAAACTCGTGAATATCAGGGAGGCGGATATAAAGATAGGTTTTTATCTATTACTATTCGCTGCTATGTGAATGAGGAAGATGCACAGGCAGCATTGAATGCTCTTATGGAAGACGTAGAGACAGTTCTCGAAGAAAACTCCCAAATAGAGTATAAAGATGCACAAAATCGCTCGTTTAACGTGCAACAAATTTCTATAGTCAGTATCGACACTGACGAAGGAGTTTTGGAACCTCTTGGGGTAGGAGAAATCCTTATAGAGGTTCGATACTAGAAAATACTGGCACGAACAAAAGTTCACGTCCAAGTCTTTTCAAGATACATAGGAGAAAACTATGGCTCAACAATTGTACTGATGGAAAGCTCGGCAGGTGTTAGCCGTCGTGGACGTCGTGCATTTAACGATTCTCTTGCTCCTGGTGAGTGGTCGTTTTCTACTTACGTTCGTCCATTTACTTCTGCTGGAAGTGGCTCTGGCGCGGCCGACTCCGCGGCAGAAGTTCACGCCGTAGAGGAAGTTCTTTGGGCACTGATGGCAGGCGCTCGTAACTACGCTTCGTCTGCTTTTGATGACGGCAACAGCAATGCTGTATATACGCCTTCGGGCTCAAATGCTGTTTTGAATTTCGACTACTCGAACAAGTCCACTCTTGGTACCTTTAACATCTACTTTGTGCTTGGTGAAGCCAATCGTAAGGTAATGAAGCTCCGTGATGCAGTTGTGAATGAAGCTTCCATCGACTTTGATATTGATGGTATTGCTATGATTAACTGGTCTGGCTTCTCTGCTGAAGTTATTGATTTTACAGGAAGCACAATTGAAGACACGGCTCAGCCCACTGATGGTGACACGACAAACGACAGCTCAGCAATTGCAGTTGGTGATGTATGGCTTGACTCGAACGATGGGTATCGTCTCTATGTTCTTACAAACGTGGGCGCAGGTACAGAGGCTTCTACCGCACCTATCTATGAAGCAATTACCAGCACCTCTAACTTTATTCGTAACCGTCTTACAACTCTGACTGTTGTTCCTACAACTCAGGACCCGGATTCCGATGGCACTAACGAGCTAGAAGCTAGCTATAATCTTACTCTTACCGGCGGTAACATTACTGTAAGTAATAACATTACTTATATTACTCCGGAAGAACTTGGGATTGTGAACGTGCCTATTGGTCATGTTACTGGTACTCGTTCTGTGTCTGGTAGCTTTACTTGCTATCTCACAGAGGATACCTCTACAACGAATGCTTCGGCAGATTTCTTTGAAGATCTTCGTGCAATCACAAACGTGGTTACAAACTCCTTTGCACTTACCTTTAAGATCGGTGGTGCAACTGGTACAGGCTTGGAGCTTGCTTGCTCGACGGCTCACGTTGAAATTCCCACTCACTCTATTGAGGATGTTATTTCTCTTGAGACGAACTTCCAGGCACTTCCTTCCACAATTTCCGAGACCGACGAACTGGCGCTTACCTATCGTCCGTAATAGAAATTGTTACTTTAAAAAAGGGGCTTCGGCCCCTTTTTTCTTATACATGAAAAAAATAAATCTTGACAATTTTCCTTATGTCAATTATACTATATGGAAATGAATGTTGGACCTCCGTTTAACTAAATAAACCTTGACCACTATGCCTAGTTATAATTTTTTAAAAGAAGCAAAACTTTACATAGTGTACGGGGGAAACCAGTACAATATTGATGCGTCTAGCATTTCATTTAGTCAAACATTTACGGAAGATAGCTATCCAGTAAAAACATTGCATACGCAATCGAACATGTTTGAAGGTAGTGTCATTAATCGTGCAAATGCTGCTAACTTCTCCTTTTCGTTTCCGATGCTACGGGAGAGTGATTTTTCTATCATGTTTGACCTCTTGGTTGATTATGATGCCTCTGGTGCAAATATTCAATCATTTGATGCCTACATTTCGACAGAACAAGATGTTTTTCGACTGCAAACTTGTGTTATAACAAATGGGAGTTTCCTAATTGAGAAATTACGACCCCTGAGTATGACAGTTTCAGGAGAAGCATCAAAGCTATCGAAGGTAGGAGAAAAGTCTAGCTATACTATTCCAGGAGTTGTTCAGTCACGTTCTGCAACTCGTACCTACAATCAGTTGCTGGATTTAGATATTACGCTAGACGGCTCAAACCTCGATCATATTACTCAAGTAGCTGTAGAGTTACAAAACGAAATCACTTGGACGCCTTACGCAACTGTGAATGATGCCGTTAATGTAACCTCTGCGAGTAATTCGATGTTTCCCTCTAGCTACACTCTTGAGAAAAGAATACTTGCGGGGTCTATACAACAGTATGTTACCGATGAAAGCGGTAGCAACGTATTGACCTGGGATACGAATGTGTCTCTCCGTATTAAAGCAGGCCAAACTGCGGGTACTTTTTACGGAATTGACTTAAATATGCCAAGCTGTAGTTTTACGAATCGAGTAGCTCCTTCCGGAGTATTTGTTCAAAACTATGACTGGCGTATGCTTTCAAATCCCACAGACCTTGGAAGTATTTTTACTTACACAACACTCTAGGAGTTTTTACTACATGGACCTTAAAAAACTTATGGTTGACAGCAAAGCTGTCTGGATTGATTTTCCCGGCCTCGAAGGATTTTCTGTAGAAGTAGCCAATCTTTCTCGAAAAGAACTTACGTCGCTTCGGAAGCGTTGCACCACACAAAAATTTGATCGCAAGACTCGGCAGCTTATGGAAAGTCTTGACGAAGAAAAGTTCGTAAAAGAATTTACGCATGCAACAATTAAAAATTGGCAGGGGCTTACAGTAGAGCATCTTGAAACTCTTTTGCTTATTGATACTGAGGGTCAAGATCCGAAAGCCGAAGTAAATTTTACCGCAGACAATGCAGAAGCATTAGTTGCAAATTCTACAGAATTTGATACTTGGCTAAATGAGGTAGTCTTTGATCTCGACAACTTTCGTCGAGCAGGAAAAGGAGGAGACAATCTCGAGGCTGGAGAGAATATTTCAGAATCTTGATACTGGAATGACTCAAGATCGGTATCTTAATCTCTGTGAACAATTAGGAAAAGATCCCGACCCAAAAGAAATGCCCCCAGCTTGGGAAGACTTACCAGAACTTGTATTAAATGCAATAAATACATTCAATTTACTTGGAGATAGACTTTACCCAGAAATTGGATATATAGGAAAGGATTACACTAATCTTTCTCATTTTTTTGAGATTTATGATGTTCAGGACAAAGAATTTTTTATCCAAATATTGTCCTGGCTCGACTCAAGAGCTATCAAAAAGTCTTCAGAACAACTGAAGAAGGAGTATGATAAGCTAAAGAGACAATCACGTGGCAGCCAACGAGGTTAAACTTACTATACGAATTGCTGAAGACGGGCAAGGGCTTGACGTTATTGCAAATAAGTCCAAAAAAGCGGCTAAACAAATAGAAGGTGTCGCTGGAGCCACGGAAAAAGCAAATAAATCTCGAAATAGATATAGTAAACAAGAAAAGGGCGTAGCTAATCTTACGTCTAATTCAACAAAAGCCTTTTCTAAGCAAGCCCAGACTGTTAGTGGGGGGCTTGTTCCTGCATATGCGACTCTTGCGGCAAACGTATTTGCTCTGAGTGCAGCTTTTAACTTTTTTAAGAATGCTGCTGACCTTAAAATCCTTGAAGAATCTCAAGTTGCTTATGCTAATAATACAGGAGTGGCGCTTCAGTCTATTACACAACGATTGCGGGAAGCTAGCGATGGCTTGCTGGGCTTTAGAGAAGCGGGGCAAGCTGCCGCCATTGGTTTAGCCAAAGGGTTCAGTCCCTCTCAGTTAGAAGATCTAGCAGAGGGCGCACGTAAAGCTTCTACTGCTCTTGGGCGTGATTTTGAAGATTCTTTTGATAGACTTATTCGAGGTGCCTCAAAGGCAGAGCCGGAACTTCTTGATGAATTAGGTATTACTCTTCGGCTAGAAACAGCCACTCGTCGATATGCAGACGCTCTTGGACTACAAGCAGATCAGCTCACAGCTACTCAAAGAAGCCAAGCCGTACTTTTAGAGACTCAACGTCAGTTAAATGAACTTTTTGGCGGAGTCGATGCAGTATCAAACCCCTTTATAAAACTCGCAAAAACTCTAGAAGATATTGTTAGAACAGCAACTCGAGCAGTGCTACCTGTTTTTGAGGGGCTTGCAACCGTAATTAATAAGAGCGGAAGTTTTGCAATTGCTACTTTTGGCTTGCTGGCATTAAATATCTTCAAAGCAGCTATTCCAATTGATACAATTAAAGAAAAATTTGAAGGAATAGAACAAGCCTCTAAAGATTCTCTAGAGGGATCTAAAAAAGCTCTCGAAGAATATAAACAAAAAATTAAAGAAACAAGTATGGAGCTTGAAAAAGCTCGTGTAGCTTCTGCAAAATCTCAAGCTCGAAATATTATGAAAATGGGGGAGAATGTTGGAGGAAGCGCTCTTGTTCAAAAAGTGCGTCAAGGCATAGAGCTTAGCCCGTTACAGCGTGGACAATTAAAGAAAATGCTAAACGATGCTGAAAAACAGTATCTAAGGCATGGAGAAATTGTAAAAAATACGTTTAAAGGAGTAAATATAGAACTTGTACGAGGTTTTCGTGCCTCTTTAGATGGAATGGATAAGCCCGCAGCAAGTTTCTTTACTCGAATGGGACAACGGTATAACATTTTAAAATTACGAGCAGAACAATTTAATGCAACCGTCTCTAGAGGACTAACTGTAGCTTGGACAAAGGCAGCAGGTGCCGCAGCCAAATTTGGCGCTGCTGCAAATGCTGCTCTTCGCTTTGCCGGCTTTATTGGCATACTTACAATGGTCTATGAGCTTATTCAGACTATTGCTCGTTCCCCCTTTAGTATTGCCATGGGAATTGCAAAAGCTCTTGATGCTGCTGCCGGATTTTTTGGAAAGTTTGTAAACTTTGCCGGACCAATCTTTTTAGGATTTGTTGATAGCATTATTAACGCTTTTAATTCGGTTGGGTATGTAATTAAGCAGGTATTTTTTGGTGGGTTACGTTTTGTCTTTGAGGGAATAGATGACTTAATCAATGGAACAATTGATAAAATAAATTCTATGATTGAAGCCTTCAATAACGTTTCTCCCAAAAATCTTCCTCTAATTGAGTTAAAGAGTAGTCTGGGCGATTTAGTACCAGCTTCGCAAGATATTAGTAAAGAAGTAAGTAACCTAGCAGGAAACTGGAAAAATGTATCAACGTCTTATAGTACTTTTGAGGATGCGCTGCGCTCTAGTAGTTTTGGTCAAACTATTTTTCAATTTCAGCAAGCTCGAGAAGCAACTCTACGTAGTGCGGAAGCTCTAGACGCTTATCGAGAAGCTCTAAAAGCTACAAAAAATGATTTAGATAATATTGTTACTGGTATTACAAATGCTACCTCTCAGGCAGAAGCAGGAGAAAAGATTGCTCAAGGCATTCAAAGTCTTGGAGTCTCGGGAAGACTATTAGCAATTAATGCAAAAACTTTAGTAACAGCTTTGGATGGAACAACCTCTGAAGAATATGTTATGAGTATGGAAGACCGCAAAAAAGCAACAGAAGCTTTAATGCAGAGTCTTGGAGGAATTGGAGCACTTTCTCCTGCACTAAAGAAGGCTCTTGAGGAAGGAAGTGTAAAGGGCATACAGGATTTAGAAGTAGCAGCTTCGGCAGCTGTCGGAGGTTTAGCAGCTTTAAAAGATGGCATACAGACAATAGGGCAGGAAACAGGAAGAAGCCTGGGCTCTGGCAATTTCTTAGAAGCAGAAATTCGTTTAAAAAATCTTCAGCGAGAAGCTGAGAATGCCGCAGCAGCATTCAAACTATTAGGAACCCCTGAAACCGCAGCGGCTGCTGTTTCTACTCTTGAAAAGTTTAATACTTCTTTAGGAGATAATGTAAATGCCCAAGAATTTACTCAAAGCTTAATAAATTTACGACAAGAGCAAGAAAAATTAACAATAGCTCAACAGTATTTAGGATTTTTGGGAGAAGAGCGGCAAAAAGCTGTAAAAATAGACAATGAGCTTACAGGAATTGCTCTTCAATTAGAAGGTAATCGCCTCGCCCAAAAAGTTGCCACAAATGAAGCAGATAAAATTGGGCTAGAATTAGAAGAAAGAAAGTTAGGTGTAAAGAAAGCCCTAATTGAGGCGCAAAAAATTGAACTTGAGCAAGGAAAATTTTCCGCAGGAGCTGCACAGACAGGAGCTTTAGTAGCACCTACTGCAGCAGTTTTAGAGACTGGAAGCCTATCTGAGCAACTAGATGCTTTGCAAGGGTTTACTAGTCCTATGCTTGAAACTCTTGGACAGCTAGGCCCAGAAGGGGCAGCTATTCAAGCGGCTGCAGAAGGAGCTCTGTTCTTAGCAGAAACATATTCATCTGCATTTGAAAAAATTAAAGGAGGCTCTTTCACAGTATCTGATGGGCTCGGCGTACTTGCAAGTACTGTAACTGCTCTTGGTGCAATTCAATCTGCTCAATCCAAAGCAGCCATTGCAGGAATCGAAAGTCAGATTAGCGCAGAAAAAGCACGAGACGGAAAGTCAAAAGAAAGTCTTGATAAGATTGCTAAATTAGAGTCCAAGAAAGAGCAAATGAAGCGAAAAGCGTTTGAGCAAGATAAAAAAATGAAACTTGCTCAAGCTATAATTGGAACAGCGCAAGGTGTTACAAATGCTTTGGGCGGTGCACCCCCACCAATGAACTTTATACTTGCAGGATTAGTTGCTGCAATGGGTGCTGCTCAAATAGGCGTCATTCAAAGTTCTAGTTATCAAGGCGGAGGAGCGTCTTCTGCCCAAGCAGCTCAGCCTACTACTATTTCTATGGGCCAAAGAACTTCCTCCATTGATTTAGCAGCAGCAAAATCCCCGACAGGAGAGCTGGCTTATCTTCGTGGCGCAGCGGGGACGGGCGGACCTGAAAACTTCCGTCCGAGCAATGCTTTCGCTGGAATGAAATATCGAGCAAATGGAGGTACAACAGGAGTAATGGTAGGTGAGCAGGGCCCTAACGCACACGGTGAAGAGTTTCTTGAAGCGATTGATGTAAGCGTGTATACTACACCAAACCGTAGGACTGTATAATGGCATCTTTTAGCGATTACTCAAATATTTTACCAGATCCGAATAATCCGATTGGAGATGCCGGTCAGGCTCTTGCGGTTGTAAGTGGTGGAACCGCAGGACCTGGCTATGCGTCCGTACAGCTTTCTTCGGAACAGCCTACAATGATTGATCGTACAAACTCTGGACGAGTTGTAGCTCGTGCGCTCGTGGGGCACAAGTGGAATATTCAAATTGGATACAATCCGATGACTCGTGCTCAATTTGAGCCCGTTTACAATTTTCTTTTACATAAGCGAGGGCGCCTTCGTCCTTTTTATGTTTCTCTTCCTCAGTACGCTGCTCCTCAAGATGCTTCTTTTGCCTCTTTTGTAGAAAGTGCGACTCTTTTGGTAAATGGGGCACAGACTGCGGGAGTAGATAACTTTGAAATTAGTTCTGTAACTCCTTTATCCGGAGCACCTTCTCCAGGCGACTTATTTACAATTACAGATTCTTCTGACTCGAATCATACAAAAGCATACATGGTAACTCGAGTAGAAACAAATGCAAATTATCAACAAGGAGATCAGCCTTCGTCGAGCCAATATCGAATTCATTTTACACCAGGACTTGCACGTTCTGTAACAAATGGCTCCGAAGTAGTTTTTGATAACCCTCTTATTCGAGTTATTCTTGCACAAGACATTCAAGAATATTCTCTTGGAACAAACAATTTATACTCGTTTAGTTTACGACTTGAGGAGGCCCAGCCGTAATGCCAGAGCGTTCAGTAAGCACAACACTTCGTACTTCCCTTCTAAACAATGATGGGTTTGCATACGCACATTTAGTAAAATTTGAGAAGCCTTCGCTCACTTCTCAGGTAGCAGGTGCTATTGCCGGAAAAGCTACAGATTACGCATATATTACAGATGCTTCTCAAGATATTGTATTTAATGATGGCTCAACAGACTCAGAAGGAAATGTAAACGGTGCTCAAACTTATCGAGCAAATCGCCTTGTAAGTGTAGGAAGTGTTTCTGAAACAACAGAAGCTCGCGCTTCAAATATGAATTTGAAGCTGTATGCCACTACCCTTGGAACATCTGTGGCTGCAAATCTTACGATTTCTTCTGGATCAATCGTTGCTGATACGGATTTGTCTGCGGAAGGTTTTCGAGAAGGAGATAAAATTCTTCTTTCGGGAGGCGGAGCAAATAATGGAAAATATGTAATTGTAAATGCTTTCTCGAATGCTGGAAAGACAGTTGCAGTTACTCCTGTAGACACAACTCTTTCTTCGGAAAGTGCTGCATATACGCTTTCTCTTGCTTCTGAAGAGATTACATCTCTTTTGCTGAATAAATCTACAACGGGGTATGCTTCTTTTCTAAATCGTGAAGTTTATATTTACAAAGCGCATCTGAGTGCAGAAGATAACTCTATTATTGGGGAACCTTATCTTCTATTTAAGGGTATTGTATCAAACGGAACAATTGACGAAAAACCCGACGGAAACTCCACTGTAAGCTGGAATTTAACTAGCCATTGGGGTGATTTTGTTCAGGTTCGTGGGCGCATTACTTCCGATGCGTTTCATCGTGCACTTGACCCTGCTGGAAAGCCTGATGCAGATGGTCTTGTTCGTCGCGAATATGCAAATGACCTTGGATTTCTTCACTCTGAAAAAGCTGTAAACCTTATTTCCACTTATCAGGTAAAAGAAACTCGCTACCGTAAACAGACAAAGAGCGGGTTTTTAGGCTTCAACAAAAAGATTAGTTTTATTCCTTATGAAGTTGAAGTTGATCGTGAAGTTGATCTGCGATTTAATCTACAAGCAAAATATCTTCCTGTTGTATATGGCGTACAGCGCGTAGACAGCATTCCTTTCTTTGTTGATACCCTCGTTTCTGATCCGAAGCAAGTTTATGTAGGCTATGCGATTGCCGAAGGTGAGCTTGGTGGTATTTATGATATTTATATTGATGATACTCCCAGTATTTGTATTGATAAAAATGACGAAGACGCCCGGTCTGCGCAGACAACCGAAAATACTATTGATGTAACTTGTAAAGGGCGTGCGGACCGTGGCGATACTCTTTTAGGTTCATCTTATTTTAGTGGGACTTTTACTGGAGGTATGCCCACTGGAGTTCTTGGAAGAGACACTTTTGCTATAGATGGCGAAGGTGTAGGATACTTAGCAGCAACAAATTTCTTAAATTTGCCAGACATTGATTTGTCTTTTTTAACAGGTACAAGCATAGCCTCTACTTCAGGAGCAGGTATTACTCATGAAAAAGGAGTATACTTTGATAGTCCAATTGATACTTATGCCTTTTTTCATGCTGGAAAGCCCTTCCAAAAAGCAAACTCAGTTCTTGTTTCTACTGCTGCAAATAATTCTTTTAAGATTCAAAATGACTACTATGACAACGAAGCAGACTATTGGAGCGCAAACCATCGCCTTCTCGATACAGCGTATGTAAACACAAAGTATACAATTAGCGAGGGCGAAACTCAGATTCCTGAGCTAGATTTTGTTGTTCGTGGAAAACTTATCGACTGCTATAATTATGATTATAGCTATGCTCCCGATTTGCAAAATGATACTGGACATGATGAAAGTAACTTTAGTCTGTTAGACACTGTTACTCTGCATAACACTACTACAAATACACAAATTGGCTCTTCTGTAAAAATTATTGATAAGTGGTTTTTTCAGGATGAAACAGGTACTACTCAGTATCGCTTTCGTTTTTCTACAAATCCGAGCTTAGGTTCTGTAAAGCAATTCTACATGAAAAATGCTGGCGGAGATCGTTGGTATTTTGAAACATATGACTACTCTCCGAATTCGGGCACGGTCCCTGAGGCTTTAGATACCGAAATTTCTACAGTTTCGGATAATGCTACGGAAGGTGTAGATATTGTATTAAATACTCCTACGGCAGCTCAAACTGCTGCTTTTCGCTATGCAAATAGTTTGAATTTAACAGACGGCCAACTCGATAGATTTCTAGAATCAGAGTTCGGATATGTTGAACAACTAGCTTCTAATACTCTTGAAGCAGTTGGAAAAGCTCAGGCATCAACATTCACTGCAACTACTGCGATTCCAGCAAACGCTATTAAACTTGGTTCTTCTGCAAGTACAACAGATGATATTTATATTGGCTATAAAATTCTGTTAACTCGTTTTAATTCAGACGGGGTTCCTTATGTTCAAGAACGAATTATTACTGATTATATCGGGGCAGAGCGTGTAGCTATTGTAGATAGTAAGTGGGATGCTGCTAAAACGCCTATTGCAGGGGACTCCTACGAAATTTTGTCTCAAGGGGATAAGCGAGTTTCTATTAATCCCGCGATGCAATTGCTTGATTACCTTATAAGTCCTCGATATGGAAAAGGGCTGTCTTTTGAAAAAGATATTGCTCTTGCAAGTTTTCAGGATACTGCCCGCCTTTGTGATACTCGCTCAAATGTTTTTATGCAGGTGTATTCAAATGCAATTACAGATGGGGTTGACGTAGGGGATGTTTTTGAGTATACTACAAGTGCTGGTACAAAGGTATTCCAAGGAAAAGTAAAAGCACTCAATTATTATAGTGGTCCGAATAGTACGGAAATTGAGTTTGAAGACGTTGTAGGAAAAATTGCTCATAAGTGGGAAGATTGGAGAGTTTTTCAAACAGGAGATTTGTACTGGTATCAGGGACGTTTATATGTAGCTTCTGCAAATGGTACTATAGCCTCTCCCACGTCAAATAATACTCAGGGGACAACTCGTCTTGATAAAGTCTCTGGAACAGGTACTGTTAGTGAGCTTTTGTTAAATAGCATTTCGGCAAATTTTGACGGTAATCCGATCGTTAAGCGTTATTCTGCGGATACAGATAGATTCAGTCGTGGGGGATATTCTCTTTATGATGCTGATGATGTTAAATACTGGCGTTATGTGGGGTGGGATGCTCAAGATCAGCGCTTTGTAACTCGTCACCAGACAAACTTTGTAATTGATACTGCGAAGCCTGTCTTTGACAATATTAATGGAATGTTGAATCATTTCAATGGCATTCTACGCTATGCAAATGGTCGATATGAGCTAGATGTTGAGAGTAGTGTTGGCGTATTGAGCGAAGCACAGTACATTGATACTGATGATATTATTGGTGATATTAAAATTACAGATGCGGGGCAAAAAGGCGTATTTAATAGCATAAGTGCTGCTATTCCTGACCCACAAAACCGCTTTGATAATCGTACTGTAACTTTCTTTAATTCTATCTACTTAAAAGAAGATCGTGGTGTTCCAAAGCAAGGAAACTTTAATCTTCCTGGGGTTACAAACTATTTTAATGCACGAATCAATGTAAAGCAGTTTCTTGATCAATCTCGCTATAGTTTAAGTATTAACTTTACGATGATGCCGAAAGGAGTGCTTCTTTTGGCAGGTAGCCTTATTTCCATTACCTACCCTCGATTTGGGTGGACGAATAAGCTCTTCCGTATTTCTAACTTAAACTTTACTTCTGAATGCCTTGTACAGGTAACTGCGGACGAGCATAATGATGATGCTTATTTAATTTCGGGATTTGATAAGGAATATTATAATAATTTTGAGCCCGTTCCAGTAATTACTCCTGCCCCGGCAGCGCCTACGGCTCTTTCTGCCTCTAATAATGAGCGTGGAGGTATTACTCTTACTTGGACAAACGGTACAAACTTTAATCCTGCTACTTATGTTACAGAAATTTGGAGAAGTGATACAAATAATCGAGCTTCTGCAACCCTTATAGGCACTGCTAAAGGAACAACCTTTACAGATCAAATTACTACTACTGGTGAAGTAACTCGTTACTACTGGATTCGTCATTCAGTATCTGTATTGTCTCAGTTATCTTCTCAGGCAGCTCCTCGAGAAATTTTCTCAGGTTGGCAGCCCGTATCTTCTAGTGGAGGAATTTCTGGTATAGCACTTGCAACTCTTGATGCTATTACAGTTACTCTTTCAAATACTTCTCACGGGATCACCTGTGATACAGATGGAACAGTATTAGATTCGTTTAGTGGTTCAGGAACAGATATAACTGTTACTTTAGGAAATGATGCTTTAGAGTACGACACTGGTAGCACTTCTACTCCTCATTATGTTGTGGCTGCCGCTTCGCCTGGAAATATTATTACAATCGGTACTCCTAGCACAGTAAACAATATTATTCGTAGGTATGGAGATATTTCTGGAATTTCTGCAAATTCTGGAAAAATTACTTTCACTATTACGGTTACTTTTGGGGATGGAACAACTCAGGACTACTTTGTAGACCAGTCTTTTACAAAACAATTGCGAGGTAATCAAGGTACTCAAGGGCCAGAAGGGCCCACAGGATTAACAGGAGAAATTGGCCTAACAGGCCCAAGAGGTACCCAAGGACCAGAAGGGCCTACGGGTGCTATTGGCCCTACAGGATTCACCGGACCTCGAGGCACCCAAGGACCGGAAGGCCCGACAGGCCCAACAGGACCAGTAGGCTTAACTGGGCCCCAAGGTACCCAAGGACCAGAAGGGCCTACCGGAGGTCCTGGGCCTGTTGGGTTAACCGGCCCCCGAGGTACCCAAGGACCTGAAGGAACTATTGGACCCCCTGGCCCTACAGGCCCACAAGGTCCTAGAGGAACAGTTGGTCCCGAAGGTCCGACAGGGCCTATTGGTCCAACTGGGTTTACAGGCCCACGAGGGACTATAGGAGCACCAGGACCTACCGGCCCTCCTAGTAATGTTACTGGACCTACGGGGCCTGACGGCCCTCCTGGAGCTCCTGGACCTTCAGGTCCTCCCAGTACTGTTCCTGGTCCTACAGGACCCATAGGACCTCCCGGGGGTCCTGGCCCTTCCGGACCTGCCGGCCCTCCCGGGCCTCCTGGTGGCCCCGGCCCTACTGGACCTATAGGTACCCGAGGTCCTCCCGGACCTTCTGGCCCTCCTGGCGCTCCTGGCAATACTGGTCCTCAAGGTCCTCCCGGGGGTCCTGGACCTTCTGGTCCTCCTGGACCTCCTGGTAATACTGGTCCTCAAGGACCTCCCGGGGGTCCTGGACCTTCTGGTCCTCCTGGCCCTCCTGGTAATACTGGTCCTCAAGGACCTCCCGGGGGTCCTGGACCTTCTGGTCCTCCTGGCCCTCCTGGCAATACTGGTCCTCAAGGTCCTCCCGGGCCTACTGGTGGTGCAGGGCCTACAGGTCCTCTTGGAGTTACGGGAGCTCCTGGTACAGCAGGCGCTCCCGGAGCAACGATTGCTTTTGATACAAGCTCTACCATTGCGAGCGACAGTGGCAAGTATAATGTTATTAACAGTTTAAAATCTCCGCCAACAACAGGAGATATATATTGGCACGTTGAAAGCGATAGGGCTTGGAAGTATAACGGAACTCCTTATAGTTTTACAGAACTTGAAAGAGTTGCAAACTACACTCCTGGAGGGTCTAATGGGAATACTTTCCGACTTGATGGTAGTGGTAATAAAATTGAAATTCGCGACTCTAGTGGCACGGTTCGTGTTAAAATAGGAAATCTTGCATAATGGCATATGGAGTTGAAGTATTTAATTCAAGCGGAAACAAAGTACTCGAGCTATCCAATCGGGTAGCTCATTTTGTTACTACAGGTAGTATTACTATACCTGCGGGAAGCACATCTAACGTTACTGTTTCAGGCCTACAAAATAATGATTCTTGGCTGGTTATTATTTCCGACGATGTAGCAAGTACGGCCTTTCTATCTTATGTAGTCACTAAATATTCAGGTTACTTTTCTATTTATAATCAAGCAGGCAGTTCTATAACTTATTTATATTGGGTACTAAAAGCATGACTTACGGTATAGAAATAATAAATAATGATAATAGAATTTTAATTGACGATCAGTTTCCTTTTCCTGGGTATGTTTCTACTACGCCTTCAACGGGCCCTAGTACCACTACTATTTTTGGCGGGGGTACATATACAGGCAATGCTAGCCAGCAATCAGGCGATCTAGTTATTGCAAGAGCTCCCACAGGAACGGATGGCTATGTAGGAAAAGGTACTTCCGCCCAATGGCCTAATTCCGCGGTAAATGCCGCAGACGAGCCCTTAGCATTTCCTTATTCTTATTATTTAATACGGAACCTGTCGGGTTTAATTTCTAAAAGCACTTCTGGCTATGGCATGGAAGTATATGGGTCTAATGGAAATGATGTTTATTTTACCTCAAACATAAGCAAAGGGTTAGTCGTTGTAGAGTCCGGATTTTTGGATAGTGGAAGTTCTGGAGTATATAGTATCGCTTGGCCCTCTGCAACAGGAACGGTGCCTGATCTGCATAAGCATTTTTGTCTTATTAACGAGACAAGGTTATGGGGCTTTGTAGTACCTTTTCAGAGCGGGGTATTCGATCTAATAATTTTAGGTTATAGGTATGAGTGGGTAAGTGGAACTTCAGGAAGAATTCATATAGATAGCTATTTTGCTCGTAGTAATAATTTATCAAATAAATCAGGGCTAAACCTAAAAATAAATTACGTAATTTTTAAGGAGTTATCATGAAACAATTTGCTTTTGTAACATCAGACGGTATAGTACAAAGAACCGCTTCCCCAGGACAAGACAGTATGTACGTTCATGGAGAATATTATGATGACTTATTGTGCATAGAAATACCTGTAGATGCAGACGTTTTATCTTATCATAGGGCAAAGTGGTACAAAGACGGTACCTGGCTAACGCGACCAGAAAGACCAAATGATTTTCATTACTGGAGCGGTGGCTCGGAGTCGTGGGTATTAGATTCTGAAAAACTGAATTCTGCTCTCCGCTTTGAAAGAGATCAGCGTCTTTATGCGTGTGATTGGACTCAAATTCCCGACGCTCCGCTTACCTCTGAACAAAAAACCGCCTGGCAAACCTATCGTCAGGCACTTCGAGATGTGCCTGCAAATAATGCAGACATTACAGACTTAGACCAAGTAATTTGGCCTACACAACCTCAATAGGTAATTTATGTTTAAGATTTATAAAAATTATTTGCAACAAGATGTTGCTGAGTACTTATACTCTAAGGTATTAAATACACCTCCGCATTGGTGGTTTCACTCTCATAGGTTTTCCCCGCATAATAAACCTATACACTATAATTCTACACTTAAAGGCCAAATAAAAATAAAAAATATAGAAAAAGATTTCAATACTAGTTTTTTAAAAAATAACTACACTTATAGATTTCATAGGAGTCTTCCGCATAACCCTGGGTGCAAGTGCTATGAGTGTTCTTTTAGAGAGAATTATCTAGAATCAACCAAGTTTAAGAGTTTTGTGGAAAAAGAGATTGGCTTATTCAATATTAAAATAGTAGAGCAATTTATAAGTCTATACTACCCAGGGGATTTTCTTACTACTCATAACGACCAAAATAGAGATGTTGCTTTTATTTTCAATCTTTCTAAAGATTGGCGTCCTGAGTATGGGGGACTATTGCATATACAAAATGAAGACGGTACATTTACCGCAATTAATCCAGATTTTAACTCTCTAGTATTAATTCCTCTGCACGGTAAAGGAAAGCCCCATTTTGTAAGTGAAGTCAGTGCGCTGGCCCCCGCCCCAAGAATTGCAATTAGTGGTTGGTATAATTCCTCTGATACCTAATAAAAAATAATTCTTGACTACGTATGTCCTGTTTGTTATAATTTCATCATGGAGAAAAGCAAATGACCGCAGCTACTTATAACCTAGTGATTGACCAAGGGCTGATGGCAAAGTAAAAATGGAGCTTACGAATGCTGCATCTTCTGCTGTTGCTGCCGGAAAATACTACTACGACTTAGAGATTCACACACCTGGGGATGCAATTGTAAAGCGTCTGATTCAGGGAGAGGTTATACTTAACCAAGAAGTGACACGATAAAATGGCTACAGAACCGACTGTCGTATATATTACAGAAGATGTTACTGACATTACGGTTACTGATGATAATACCGTAGAAGTTACCCTGTCTCCTGATACCACAACAATTGAAATAAATAACTTTGCAATTCCTGTCAACTTTCTTGACGCAGCAAACGTTTTTGTTACCCCCTATAATACTGTTACTGCAACAAATGTTCAAGCGGCTCTTGAGCAACTTGCAGATCAAGATTTTCGTTCTTCTACCGCTCCTACTGGCTCAAATATTGAAGAAGGAGATACTTGGTACGACACTGACGATAATCAACTGAAAGTATACCGCGAAACTAGCGAAGGCGTCTTTGAATGGGTGCCTATAATGGTAGGAAACATTTCACCAGATTCCGATACGCTAGACGCAGGAGCCTTTTAAGGCTGCCGGAGTTTTTAAATGGCTCAAGTAATTAAGATTAAGCGCAGTACTACTACTGCAACTCCGACAACTCTTGCTGCCGGGGAACTTGCATACTCTGATAATAGCGATAAGCTATTTATTGGTGCTCCTGCGGATTCTGCTGTAATTGCAATTGGTGGTAAGCTTTACGTTGATATGCTTGATCACACTGCAGGTACTCTTACCGCAGACAGTGCAATTGTTGTTGACTCAAACAGTAAGATTGACCAGCTTAAAACTGCAAATCTTACAATTGGTGCAAACTCGATCACTTCGGGCAGCGGGGATATTGATCTTGTTGCAGCAGCGGGGTCTGCACTTGATATTGATGCTGGCACAATCAACCTTGATACTCAAGCAACAGAATTTTCTCTGATTGATGACTCTGCAACTGCTCTTACCATTTCCGAAGGCGCAAATAACTATATTACTTTCGATACTCGAAATGCTCAAGAAAAGATTGTATTTAACAAGCAGATTCATGTTGGAAATATTGCAGCAAATGGCTACACTCTTCCGCTTACAGATGGATCAAGCGGACAAGCCCTTATTACAGATGGTGCTGGCGGCGTAACATTTACTACAATCTCTACCTCTCTAGATATTGCTGGCGATACGGGTACTGACACTGTTTCTCTTATTTCAGATACTTTCACGTTTACAGGCGGCGAAGGTATTGATACTGCTGTTACCAATAATACTCTTACAATTACGGCAGAGACAGCAACTTCTTCTAATCTTGGTGTTGCAAGTTTTGACGCCACAGACTTTACTGTTACAGC